GTCGTTGGATCGATTGAGATCATCGACGGGCAGATGCGTTTTACCGGTGATGCTGACGCTGCGGCTCTCGTTTTTTTCAATCAGTGCCTGAAACCGATGTGCGATAACTATATTATGGAGCATATGGTCATTCAAAATGTATCCGATTAGTCTCACCTTCTACACCACAGCCGGATTAGCCGATTTACGTGCGCAGATCTTTAGCAAAGTCAGCGTCAGTGTTGGCGCTGCCATTAGTGCTGGCTTTATCGAGCCTGGCGCTGGCATGTATATTTGGTTTGGTGACGCTCCAGACGGACACGAGGGTGGCGTAAAAGTCTACAGCGCAGCATCACCGGCTGACATCCTGGCGGTACGGGATATTAACCCACGTGAGGTTGAGAACCTGGACGCCAAAGTTAGTAGCGGCGTTGTGCTGAGTACGGCCGTTATGCAGGCAATGGCTGACACACTCCTGGGCCGCAGCGTGGCAACGGTGGAAGGCACAGCCAGCGCACACAGTCTAGCCGAAATGATTCTTGGCTTACTGGAAAGCGCTACCGTTGGTACGGTGTGGACGATTAAGCGCACTGACGGCACAACGACATTCAGTACGAGAACGCTGGCGTTAGATTCTACGGCGCTACCTATCACAGGGGTTAGCTGATATGCTTAGACGCTGGCTGTTTGCTGCCTTCCGGCGTATGCGCAAGGCACGCGCAACGGGTAAGGCGTGCGCAAGTCTGAGCATGGCGACATCCGGCGCAACATTCGCCATACTGACAGCGGGCGGCACATTCGCCATGACGACATCCAGCGGCACGCTTGACTTGGACACCGCAACCGGCGCACTTGGTCTGACCGCACCAGGCGGCACAATTACGATTGAGGACTGTACCTAATGGCCGTTACAACTCAACTGACCGTCAAGCCAGCCGAGCAAGGATCGGCCATTGTCACATGCTCGTTCACCGATGAACTAGGCGTGGCCGTCATTCCAAATGTCGGCACGCTGAAATGGACGCTAACGGACGTTGCCGGCAACGTCATCAACAGCCGCAACCAAGTGGCGCTTACGTCTGCGGCAACCGTGAAAGTGGCGCTAGACGGATTAGACCTGGCCTACACGTCGACCGGCTGGGGACGCTACATTCTATTCGAATGCGAGTACGATTCGACAGACGGGGCTGGTCTTAACCTCAAGGCGCAAGGCTACTTCGACATCGAAGTCATTTTGGCGATTAGGAAACGGGCATGACATTCATCAAAGAGTTTAACGCGCTGAGTCCAGATGGACAGAAGGCAATACTGATGGCGCTGATTGGCGACCGTCCTGTACTCGCCAATCTTGAGATTGTCGGCAACGTTGAACGCATCGGGCCAATCGATAACTGGTTATGCTTCGGCAATTACGTCAACAAGCAGGACGGACCGGCTGTGATTAAGGCGAAGGAATGACTGAAAATAACAAGACGGTACACCTGTCGGAACTTGAACAGGACAGACGAAACGCCAACAAAGGAAGTCAACGTGGGCAAGCTATGCTTGAAGCTTCCTTTCGTAAATACGGCGCTGGCCGTTCGATTCTGATTGACAAGAAAGGCCGCATAATCGCCGGCAATAAATCCGCCGAGCAAGCTATGAATATCGGTATGGAGGATGTGATTGTTGTCCAAAGTGATGGCACAAAGTTAATAGCTGTTCAGCGCACCGATTTGGATTTGTACGAAGATGAGGCAGCACGAAAACTTGCTTATCTTGATAATCGCAGCAGCGAAGTTTCAATAACCTGGGATGCCGCCGAACTGTTTGCCGACATGCAATCCGGCATCGATTTCTCAGATGCGTTTAATACCGACGAATTGTCCGCCATGCTTGCGGGGCTGATTGAGAAAGAGCCGGTGCAAGACCCGGGTGCTGATATTTCAAAGGCCGACGAACTCAGGGAGAAATGGCAAACTTCTACCGGCCAGCTATGGGCGCTTGGTGAACACAAGTTGATCGTGGGCGATTGCACGGACAAGGCGACAGTGGAACGGTTGATGGGTGGAGAAAAGGCGGCGCTATGTCACGCTGATCCACCATACGGTATGGGCAAAGAAAACGAAGGCATTGCGAACGATAACCTGTATCGGGAGAAGCTAGACGTATTCCAAATGCAATGGTGGCGCAACTGTCGGGCGCACTTAGACGATAACGCAAGCGCCTATATTTGGGGCAACGCTGAGGACTTGTGGCGACTATGGTATTGCGGTGGATTAAAAGACAGCGAGCGGCTGACGTTCAGAAATGAAATTATTTGGGATAAGGGCGGTGGCGGCTTTGGTGTTGGTACTGAGCAGCAACGCAGTTATTTTCCAGAAGAAAGTTCTTTGTTTTTCATGCTGGGCGAACAGGGATTCAATAATAACGCTGATAATTACTGGGAAGGTTGGGAGCCGATACGGGCGTATCTGGATGGTGAGCGGCTCAGGATGGGGTGGAGCAAGCCCGATGTTGAGCGAATTTTAAGGAGCACCAACAAAACTCAGCATATTTTTAGCATCAGCCATTTTAATTTAATTACGGAAGTGGATTACCGCAAGCTGCGGCAAGCTGCGAATGGCGACGCCTTCAAGCGGGAATATGACGACCTCAAGCGGGAATATGACGACCTCAAGCAGGAATTCTACGCCACACGCGCCTACTTCGATAACACGCATGACAGCATGACGAACGTTTGGCGATTTAATCGGGTACAAGGTGAAGACAGGCACGGACACGCAACGCCGAAACCGGTTGAAATGGTAGAGCGTGCCATCAAGAGCAGTGCACCAACCGGCGCAATTGTCTACGTTCCATTTGCCGGAACGTTGCCGGAAGTGATCGCATGTGAGCAGAATAACCGGCGTTGTTTTGCAGTAGAACTTAACGCCGCCTACGTTGCGGTTTGCTTGGAGAGGTTCTACTTGGCTACTAACAAAACGCCCGTCTTGATAGACTGAACTTGCAGTAATAGAACAGTGGTAGAACAATGAATAAAAATGGTACGCCGGGCAATCTAGACCCATTCAAAAAAGGGGACAAGCGCATCAATCGCAAGGGCAAGCCAAAATCATTCCTTGCCTTGCGTGAACTTGCGCAACAAATTGCGCACGAGGAAGTAACGCAATCAAGCGGCGATGCGCGCACGGTGACCGAGTTAATCCTGCGCAAGTGGGCCGGCAGCAATGACCCACGGTTGCAGATGGCCTTTGTTGATTACGCTTACGGAAAAACTAGCGCAACCGTTGACGTAAACCATACCGGAGAAGTGGAACAGAAGAACACCGGTTCTATTGAGATTAAGGTAATTAATTATCGTGCCCAGCTTGATGCTACCACAACTGAGGAATGACCAACTTGCCATCGTCAATCATCCGGCCAAGCGCAAGAATTGCACTTGTGGCCGGCGCTATGGCAAGTCTGTAATGGGCGGCGTGATTGTGGCGAACGTCCTGCGCCAACACGGTAAAGCGGCCTGGGTTGTGCCAACGTACAAAAACAGCCGTCCATTGTGGCGCTGGATTAGTTCAACGTTTGCGCCGTTAGCCACGGCAAAGTTGGCGAGCATCAGCAAGGCCGACCAGGTGATTACCACGTCACACGGCGGGTTTTTCGCCATCTACTCAGAGGAGAACATCGACGCCATGCGCGGCGAGTGGTTCCACGTTGTGGTCAATGACGAGGCGGCAAAGTTCAAAGAGGAAAGCCGCTATGATGTGATTGAACCGACCGTGGCCGATAGTGACGGCGAGATTTTGGACATCAGCACGCCTAGAGGTCGCAACTGGTTTTGGCGTGAGCACATGCGGGGCATGGACGGAACGCAGGATCGTGCGTCATTTCATGCGCCGACCAACGCCAACCCATTACCAAATATTCAAAAGGCGTTTCAACGGGCGCAAGAAGTTATGGCGGAAGATTCGTTCCGGCAGGAATGGCTAGCGGAATTCTTGGAAAGTAGCGGAAGTGTCTTTAGGAGTATTACGCCTTGCATGAATGCACCGATGACGACGCCAGAACAGCACGCAGGACACAGAATTGTGGCCGGCTGCGATTGGGCGAAAATGCATGATTATTCTTCGTTCTCTTTTGGGTGCGTTACCTGTAGGCAAGAAGTTGCACGAGATCGCTTCAACAAAATTGATTACGCTTTTCAGGTGCAACGGTTGAAGATCATGTGCGACAAATGGAAGCCGGCAGCGGTGTTGACAGAATCAAATTCCATCGGTTCACCCATCCTGGAAAGCTTAGCCAGAATGGGTTTACCCGTCATCGGCTTTGAAACGACTGCTAGCAGTAAGCCGCCATTGATTGAAAACCTTGCGCTGGCATTTGAAAAACAAGAATGGCAATTTCAAGCCGATCCGATATGGACGGCAGAACTAGAAGCGTATGAGCGCAAGGTATCGGCCATAACGGGTCGCAGCCAGTACGGAGCGCCGGAAGGGTTACACGATGATACGGTTATTAGTAGGGCATTAATGCTATGGCAGGCGACACGACCGGCCACATTCGGGACACTAATACAAGGCAAGGCCAAAGGTTGGTGATATGACATTTTTTGATTACATTCGTGCGCTGTTTAATCCGAAAGCGCAGCCACAGCCACAACCGCAATACCACACCCGCGCCTTACCTGGTGGCCGTGCGTCTAACGACAACGCCGAGGCCGTGAACTTCGCAACTTGGCTAGTGCAGCCGCCTTCCGGCTATCAAACCAATTGGTCGCTGATTAACCTGGACATGCGTTCAATTCAGGACTATTCACCAATCGACCTGATGGACCGGCTAGCCGACCAGTCACCAGAAGTAAGCCGCGCGCTGTGGGACTTCCTGCGCATGTGTAACCCTGGCTGGGAAGCGAAAGCCAAGCGCCCAGGCAGCGACGTGGAAGACGAGCGCGGCAACAATGCAATCGAAGACTTTATGAAGGTCTTGGGTGCTCAACACGGCACGCCGGATGTTCTGATTGGCCGGCTAAATATGGGACCGTTTCTTCGCGGTGCGATCTGCGCTGAATTGGTGATGGATAAGCGAGGCCGGATACCGTTAGACATTGCCACACCAGACCCAGAGTCAATTCGCTTCCGCAAGCGTCAAGACGACGAACGGGGCGAAGTGTGGCAGGCGGGCCAGTGGCAAGGCGGCAACTTTAAGCCGCTTGATGTGCCGACGTTTGCTTACCTACCAATCGACCCGATGTTCGGCAGTCCATACGGCAGACCGATGGCGAATCCATCGCTATTTACTAGCCTGTTTATGCTCGGCATGATGCACGACCTAAAACGTGTCATCCAGCAGCAAGGCTATCCACGGCTTGATTTGACGGTTGACACTGAGAAGATTGCCGCCGGTGATGCTAGATTCGGCGCTGATCGTGCCGCTTTTGATACCTACGTGCAGGCGGTTGTTAACAGTGTGACAAGCGCATTCAGTAGCCTTGAGCCGGACGACACCTACGTTCACACCGAGCACGTCACCGTTAATAAGCCGGTTGGTGCGCTGGCCGGCGGCGGACTGCAAGGCATCGACGCCGTGATTACGATGTTGGAGAGGCAAGCGGTACGTGCGCTGAAAACTATGCCGCTTATGCTTGGTATCACCGAAACAACCGGTGATACACAAAGCAATCGCCAATATGAAATATTTGCTGCTGGTATCAAGTCGATTCAACATTACACCGAGGCAGTATTAGAACGATTATTGAAATTGGCACTTGAGGCACAGGGTATTCAGGTTGATGTTGAATTTAGGTTTGCTGAATTGCGCGCTGCTGAGGAATTGCGCGACCAGCAGACCGAAACAATGAAAATTAACAATGCGAAGGCGAAAGAGGACCACGGCTGGATTTCGCATGACGAAGCAAGTGAGGAAGTGACCGGACACAAGGCAACCGGCACAGTCGCAGCGCCGGAAGTGGCGCCGGAAGTATTGCAGGACAATAACGATGGACAAGAAGCACTAAACCAAAACAGTGATCGGCTAGTGCTTCTCTCTGAACTACGAACGGTACGAATGGACGTGGAACAGGCGATGCAAACCATCAGCACGAACGGATATCACTCGACGCTAGATGCGTAGAAAGCAGGCAACGTATGAGACACATTAAAAACGAATTCGTATATGGGACGGCAGACGAGTACGACATGTTCAATACGGAAAAAATCAATGAGGCTTTGGCGTCCACGATTGCACGCAACGATAACCTGACCAACGCCGCGCTGATTCTCGCCAATAACGTTGCGGCGGTGATGAAGTATCACGGTTTCACATTTGACCAGGCGCTAAAGATTGTGGAATTGGCAACACGTGGAACAGGCGAATAATGGAACCTGATGGTGGCAAAATATATAATTCTTTTTTAGATGCGTTCAATGGGAGGGACGAGGAGTTTAGACGAATTGGCGAAAGAATATTTATGAGACTCGTTACGGCTAACATGAAAAATAATACCGTTGACAATGGCGACGGCACATATACACACACGTTTAAGCCGACGAAAGCAGGAGAATAACGGCTACCATGCACCCAACTGACGCCGCATTACACGATCACCTATCACGCCTGCACGGTACGCTATCCGGCTTAATCGCCATCGAAGCACGCGCCATTACTATGCCGAAGCCAAGCAAGATGCCGTTAGCCGTGGCAATGACCGACGACCTTGTTCCGGTGCTTGAGGATTTGTATTGGTTCCCGTTTAGGAATGGCATTGGTGAAGCACCAGAGGACGAGGAGGAACTTAAGCCGTGGCTACAGCGCCAACTAGAGAAAGCGGTGGCGGTTGCGGCGTTGCTTGCGCTACTGCTACGCTTCCACAAGCGGGCCGTGAACTACGGCGGCACGATTGCACTAGAGTTGTTGGAGTTGGCCGGTAAGTTCAGCCTTACGAATAGCGAATATCTAGGATTGATTGACGAACGCGCAACCATGTTGGCGACTCCTTCGGCAGGCTCAGGAACCGGCGACATGAGTCTGATTGACACGACTGTCAATAACCTGGCCATTGCCATTCCAGAGGCACGCAAAAGCAATGACGGGGTGCTAGCTGCGTTGGGCGCTTACATTGCCTATAGAGCGTTGACCCGTAGCGCCGCAATTGCCACGTTTGAAGTGCCGTGGGGCTTTGCGCAGGGCATGGGCTGGACGTACCAGAAGAACGGCGTCAAGCGCCTTATGTACGATGTAAATGGCGAAGGTTGTCCGCTGATATGCGCACCTCTGAACGGGCGCACAATGGACGCCGACAATATACCGGCTGAGTTAAGTCTGCCCAGGCATTCAAATTGTGACTGCGTGCATAGCCCTGTTTTAACTGGTTGGACAGCACCGGCAACGGTGTGGAAAGGAAAATAATCATGGACTTCGTAAAACTAAATCATATTGCTAATGCACCAAGCGCCGAAGAATTCAATGCACTAATCGATGCGTTCAATGCGCTTACTGATGTTGTGTCAATTGTTGCGGGCGACAGTATGGCGTACATAGTGCGAACTGCTTCGTTGAGACGCAACGCAGACCCGCGTATCACGCACGCGAAAGACGACCGGCAAGCGAAGCCGGTGTAGCAGTCACGCTCCGATTGTCCTGTTCCGAATGATTTACTAGATGGATTGGAACGAAAAGATGAAGAATCTAACACCAAGAGAGCGGCAAATTTGCGCACTACTCCGAGACAAACCGGACTTGACACGCCGCGGGGTTGGTAATCAAATTGGCGTGTCTTACCATACGGTAAGCTTCCACTTGCGCGGCGTGTATGATAAACTAGGTGTGAGCAGTAGGCCGGAATTGGTGAAGAATCTGTGTACGGAAGCGAAAGGTTAAGACATGAACACGTCACTAGATAATGGTTATGTCGGTTCTATCGATTTTATCAAGCAGGCTATGGAAAGCCGCATTGATGCTGGACGATTGCTATTGGAAGTTTCTCGCCAAATTCTTGGATACGAAATCACACTGAGTGACAGCCAGTGTATGGCGACTTTTACTTTACCATTTGCAGATTACGAGAGTCGTCAAGATTTTAGCAGTCATGCAGATTTTATTGCTCGTCATCTCGTTGAGGATTACGCGAGAGAAAAATTTCTCATTAAGAAACAATACACGGTGGAAGAGTTGAGGAAGGTCGAAAAGTGATAGACGGAAATAAATTGCAGGCAGCAAGAGATTTTCTTCTTAAGGAAAATGTCGTTTCATTCGTTGATGATATGGATGCTTCATTTCCGGCACGGTTTGCCAAAGCGATGAGAGATGTGCCCAAGTGGGCACATGAGCGTAATGCTGGTGTAAGACCGGTTTTGGGAGCAAAAAAAGGGTCAGAGTCCGCCACTTAAACACCTACACGTTCGTGTAGCCTGCACATTTGTGTAGGTACATATTAATCAGCCTAAATGATATGTTAATTAACATATCATTTAGGCTTTTATTTTGCTTTTTTTTACGGTTGCTGAGCCTGCCGAAGCAAGGACACCATGAACGAAATTGACGCCACAAACTTAGTTTTTAGCGTGCCGGCGCGAGTCCTGCGCACTGACGTGCAGCGCCATAATGAACTATTGGCATTGGCGAAAGAGAAGCACATTTACGATCCGGCAATCCTGAATGAGCGAACGCCGTTCTTTTGGAGTCTGGAAGCAACAAACACGCTGATTGATTCATATTACACACACATGACGATTGGCACGCTTGGTAACTTCCAGGCCGACGCGCGGTCGGGCGTGGCGTTCCTGCCCGGTCATCGGCACAGTGAATTACCCTTTGGCCGGTCGCTTGATGCGCAGATTGAAACGGCGATCAATCCAGACCGAACACGGCTAACGGTTGATTTTTACACCATGCCTGGGCTGACATTGAACGCCATCAAAACCGATGACCTAATCGACGGCATTCGTTCCGGAATTCTCCACGACGTTTCTATCGGTTTTCACGGGGGCGATCACACCTGCAACATGTGTGGTCGCAGTATGTGGGACTGGGACTGTCCACACGTCCCAGGCATGAAGTACGAAGTAAAAGGCGGCGACAATGTGATGCGTATCGAACAGGCAACGTTTGCCGTCGATGGAGCGCACCTGTCAGAGGTAAGCAGCGTGTATGACGGCGCAACGCCACGTGCCGAGATTATCAAAGCAGAACGCGAAGCGGCGGAAGGGCGAATGCGACCGGACGCCGTGCGCATTTTCGAGACTCGTTATCGCATGAAATTGCCAGCCGCAAAACGTTCATTTGCTGGCGCAACTTTGGAGGGTAAGAAATTGGAATTTGAACAAATTGTAAATCAGGTTCGTGAGGTGCTCGGCATTGACGCAACTGCGGACGTGGCCGGTGCAGTCATTCAGGTCAACACCGAATTGATAAGCTTGCGCAGTGTCAAAGAGACGCTGACGCAAGCGCAGAAGAAAGTTGAAGAACTTACACCGCTAGCTGATGACGGGCGCGCTTATCGTAGCGACCTGGTGGCAGAAGCCTTAGCGCAAGGTGTACGGGCGTTTGGCGAGAAGTTCGCCACACAGACATACACCGATGTACTAGAACGCTCGTCGCTCGCCGTCATCAAGCAACTATCAGCCGACTGGCTGACGATTGGCGACAGTCGCTTCGCAGGTGGCCGACAGTCCACTGACGGCGGAGAAGGTGCGCCGGTCGTGGCAGACAAGCAACCTATCGGCGCACGTATCCCAAGCGCTGCGTACAAGGCGTAAGGAGCCAACCATGAAACAGAGATTAATTACCCTCGGCGTGTTGGTTGTCTTACTGATGTTTGCGGCGCTTATTCCGGTGGCATCGGTTCCAGCAAAAGCAGGCAACAGCAACTTCGACGCCATTGTCACTAGCGGCGATGTGACGGTTGGTGACGACTTGACGGTGGCTGATGTTGCCACCTTTGCCGCTGGCCTGACAGCCGCCGACCTGACGGCCACTGATGATGTAGTAATCGGTGATGATCTGACTGTGGCCGGCGACATGATACTGACCGCACCGGCGCGCGCATCACTAAGCGCCACCCAGACGCTTGTGCTGGCCACTGCTAATGTACCAATCAGTAGCACGGCGTCTGCTGGGTTACTGCCAACATGTGCGGCGGGCAAAATTTTCTACATTCATAATGTCGGCACGCAGAGTATCATCATCACCGACAGCGGAACGTCCAAAATTGCTAGTACTTACACAATGGGCAATTCGGACTCAATCACACTATTGGGCGTTGGCTCCAACTGCGTTGAACTCGCACGAGCAAATAACTAAGCGGCGCTGAATGCGCCAAAGGAATAGGAAATGGCAGATCCACGTAGTGCAGTAGATTTTAAGGGCATTGGCTACGAAGCGCAGACATTTCTACACGACAATACCATCGTGTACAGCGCTACCGTAACCAATGGCAGCGTATCGGTTGGCCTTGCGGTCACGATTGAGACCGCCGAAACCGTGACGTTGGTCGGTGACGGCGAGGGCGTGCTAGGCAAGTTGATCAAGGTCGAGTCTGACGGCTTTTGCGTTGTGCAAACCGGCGGCTATATGACGCTACCAGGTGGTACAGCGGCAACCCTGTCCGTGCAAAAGAAGATCGTCGGTGACCTATTGGTGTCCGCCGAAGGCTACATCCGTGAAGTGGCGACGGCCACCGCCGCCGAGTTGGGTGTAGCGCGAGGCTTTATCGTTGACGCAGGCACAACCACGGCTGTTGTCGTCAAGCTTTAATCAATCAGTGTGTGGCTTACCGCACAAAGGAATTCTAGATGGCAAACAAGACAAAGTTAGGCACTCGTGAATTGTGGTCGCAATTCAAAGAGAATCCACTTGATATGTACAAGGGCGTTGCACGTGAAATGAAAGAGGCCGGGATGGAGGAGGTTCCTACTCTGTCGCGGGTGCTCGAGGAGGTTAGTCCGTCTGAAAAGGGCGACGAACTCGATGCCTTTGAGCGATTGATGATGGAAGCTGGCATTCGTACCAGCAGCGATCCAATTATCGGCTATCACGCTAGCACCGGCGATAAGTTTGATGAAAGCGCTGGCGGACGCGTTCTGTTTACAGAATTCGCATCGCGCAATTACCGCAAAGTTAGCCAGAACATGCACAAGCAAAATCGAGCCGTGCTACTGAGCGGAGACGCCACGGTTGGATCGTGGGAGCGACCCTATATTGAATCAGGGAAAATCAATCCTAGCCAACAAATTGCACCGCCGATCCCATTGTCCGAGTTGGTGGCGATGAGCACCGGCATCAATGGCGACACCTATCGCAGCTTTTACTTGACCTATGATGCTACGAATTTGCGCCAGTACCGCGTTGGCGAGAGTGCTGACATCCCCGTGGCTACCATCGTTGGAGCCACACGTGAAGTTAGTTTGAAGAAATACGGGCGCGGCATCAGTATCAGCTACGAAGCGCGTCGCCGTATGCGGATCGATAAGTTGGCTTTCTACATCCAGTGGATGGCCGTTCAGACTGAAATCGATAAGGTAGCGTCGGCACTTGACGTGTTGATTTTGGGTGATGGTAATTCGGGAACGGCTGCAACTACATCGAATCTGACCACGCTCGACGCAACAGCGACGGCGGGCACATTGTCGCTGAAGGGTTGGGAATCATTCAAAATGCTTTTTGAATCTCCCTACATTCTTACCACGGCGCTTATGCAAAAAGCGGTAGCGCTGCAATTGATTCTGCTCGACACCGGATCGGCCAATATCCCGTTGCCAACCGTGCGTTTGGCCGACACATTGACGATGATAAATCAGTTGGCGGAAGGTGTTCGTTACGGATACACGTCAGACGCTCCGGCGCTGAAGATTGTTGGCCTAGACAAGCGGGTTGCGCTTGAGATGATTACCGAGATCGGGGCGGACATTGCAGAGATGGAGCGTGCGGCGAAAAACCAGACTGAAACGCTTTATCTGTCAGAGGTAATGGGATTTGCCATTAACGACAAGAATGCAACTCGTATCCTGGACGTAAATGCTTAGGGAGCCTGACATGACTGACTTTATCAAGGTCAAGGCGACCAACACCGATAGCAAGGTTGCCTTGTGGGAAAAGCATCCAGACCATCCAGGCGGAGAAGTGTTCGTAAGCGGCAACGGTGACGTGGTGGAAGTTGCCACTACCGTTGTCGTGCGTGCGGCCATCAAGAGCGGTGCGCTGGTTGAAGTACAGCCAGAGAAAGCCACAGAGGCACCACCAGTTATTAGCGCCGCACCACGGCCAGAAGGGTCGAAGACGGGTCGGCATTAGGCGAAGGGATGCACAATGGCCGTCACACTAGAAACTTACCAACTGTACCAGCCAGATGGTGAACTGGAAGCAACCTTGTTTCCCGATGCCGACATGGAAGCGAAGTTGTCCGGCTGGTTGGCGCAAGCAACCACGAAAGTGGAAGCGGACGCCGACATTGCCACCGCTGACCAGAATGACGCGGCGGCGGCATGGGTATACTACCGTGCCTATAGTTATATAGCGCAATGGATGCGCGCTGACCCTGAGCGCGTTACGGTAGGCGAGCGCACCGAATGGCTAGGTGCTGACCGTTCAAAATTCTTCGCTAGTCGGGCAGCATCATGGATTGATACGTTCAGCGGCTTTTCGACACCAACGGCGCGGGTTGCTTTCTTTGGATTAGCGCGGGCTGGGGTGCGCCATGTTAGATATTAAAGAAGGCGACTACCTGGTAGTGGGTGTAAATGAGTACCCAATCCGCTCCTGCGAGGAATGGACCTGGCGTTATGGACGAACATTCAAACGCATGACAACGGTGACGGCTAGCACAAAACGCAATCCGGCCATCGTAAGCGGCAAACGTGGCGCACCCGTAACCGAGTTGACCGGCGTTAAATGTACGCCACTCGACCCAATCAGCGCTGAGTTATCCAACCGGCTGGAACTGGAAACGCCGCACGAATTGCTTGTGTCGTTTGCTGATGGCGGCAATGTGTTCTACCGATTGGTGCTTGAGGACTTAAAACGCTAATGGCGGCAATCAGCGCAGAAGTTGCAGGAATGGAAGCGGCACAATCGGCAATGGTGCGGGCGGTGAAAGCCACCGAAACCAAAGGCGAGCTTGGCAAAGTCATCCGTGACGCCACGGTTGAGCTACATGCCTATGCGCGCTTAGTTACGGACAAAGATACCGGCACGTTGGCCGCTTCGCACTACATGCGATTTACCGGCAATGCGACCGGCGAAATCTATATCAATCCAAGCGCACGCAATCCAAGAAGCAAGACACCGCCATCCGAGTATGGTCTTTATGAAAGTAACCGCGGCGGACGACACGCTTTTTATCAGCGCACGATTACCGAGAGGGGACCAAGCGTAATGGATGCCGGAATTAATAGCATTAAGCAGGCGATGGGCTAATGGCATCTACATCACGCGAGGGCGCACGCAAGGCGTTTGCGGCACTGCTAGTCACATCACTAGTCACCACCAACGAAGTTGAAGCCGTCTATAACAACCAGGTGGGAGACTTCGGAGGCAAGGCGTCAGTAGTTGTCGTCACATCCGGCGGTATCATGCGCGAGAAACAGAACTTTGGTACATGCTGGCACAACACCTACCGCTTGGATTGCTACATCTTTGTACTGTACGCCGATCCAAATAGCAACTGGACCGAAGCCAACGCCGAAGACAAGATTGACGCTATTGAGGCGTTGTTTGCTGACGTGGTGATGACCGGCACAAGCGCCACATGGGACGGTACGCCAACCTATGCCGAGCAAACAAGTTTAGGTGTGGTGGCGGTCGGCGGCGTGTCGTACCGGCGAGAATTAATCTCGATTCTACTAGAGAAAATGGAGTAACGATAAAATGCTTAGATTTTTAGGGCGTGCCGATCCTGACAAGGAAAATCCGGAAGGTCGCTTGCTTACCTATTTCCCTGGCATTCCGGCGCGTGACTTGACGGCTGATGAAGTCGAAGAACTCGACAAAGGCGTAAAAAACGACTTGTTGGCGAGCGGTCTTTACCGTGAAGTTGGCCGCAAGAAGGTGGAAGACGAACACCTGACCAAATCTACGCCAAAAGTTGAGGATGTAATGCCGGTCAAGGAATCGGCAAAGGATAAATCTGCATGACTATGACCTCAGAGATTCGTGCTCAAGCCGGATCGCAAGTTGCATTTGTTACAGGCGTGGCGCCGACCGTGGCACTGCGCGGTCTGGAAGAACTGTCGCTAAAAAGTGCTAACGATGTGGAAGTGATTGGCGACATGACCACAGGTTTGGCCGGTGGTGACACGGGTATTGTCAACAGTGTGGCAGCAACTGGATCGATGAAAGGTTGGGCGAGCTACGAACACATCGCCTACTTCCTGGACAACCTATTCAGCAAAGCCACACCATCGGGCGCGGGTCCATACGTGCGCGCTTACGCCGCACCAGTGACAACCGCACCGACGCCGCGCATTCTGTCGCTGACCAAAGGCGATAGCACGATTGGTGCTTACCAGATGGCTGGCGCGTTACTGAGTAGTTTCACCCTGCGTTTTGAACCGGCCAAGCGTACCGAAATGAGCGGCGACCTGATGGGTATTAGCCTAGTTGCTGATACGCTAGAAGTTCTAACACCCCCGGTGGTGACGCCAATCATGGCCAATCACCTGGGTGCCATCAAGTGGGACGCATGGGCGGGCACGATGGGCACAACGGAGCTGGCTTTGTGTACGGTTCGTTTTGCTGAGTTGACGGTCACACCAGACCGCGCTAGCCGCCTTTGTTTCGGTGCGTTGTCGGCGGGCAGTTATGTGGAAAAGCCGTGGCAGGGATCATTGAAGTTGGGTCTTGAGTTCAACGCCACGACCAAGACAGACGTTGACGCCATCTTACTCGGCACGCTGACACAAAAACAAGTTGTATTGACCGCCACCAGTGGTACGCAAATTCTAAAGATTGAGTTTGCCGGTACGGTTGTCGATGAGATCGAAATCTTTGGCGATGATGACGGCGTGGTAACGGTAGACGTAACATTGGAACGCACCTATCACCCAACGTTTGCTAACTGGCTGAAAGTCACAAGCACAAACAGCCTGGCAACATTAGCTTAGCGCTCGGTAGCCGAGCAGAAAGACAAAGCAGTACATGGTAACAGAAATTACGATTACGCCGCCGGATAAATCGAAACCGGGCTATCTAAAGCGCCGCAAGGAAGGCATGAAGATCACCAAGCGGCTGACGGACGGTGACGACACCGCCATTGATGATCTGGTTGACTTTGTGCTTAAAAATGCCACGGTCACAGGACCAGAAGGCGCTGACTTGCACGAAGCAATTATGGAGATGAGCCAAGAGGAATTTGAGTCCGTCTTCAATCCACCCGATGCAGTAAAACCTACGAACGGCGGCTAATTCGGGACTGGCTGAGAAGCAAATCAGACCAGGTTCCCGAATGGTTGCCAGTTTTGTTGGTGGCAGAAAAGTGGCATGTGCCGCCGTGGGTTGTAGAGAATGACGCAACCCAAGAATGGTGGGACAGGTACGCCGCCTATAGCGAAGAGCTTGCCACGTTTGAGAAGAAGCGCCGCAAGAAAAAGGGCGACAACCTGACTACTAAAACGGATTGACGCCATAGGGTGCAGCGTAGTCGATGAGGCGCAGGCGGGCATTGTTGATTGCATCAAAACAACTAGATCGCTCAGTGAGGAATGGTATCAAATCGAAAGCCGTAGCATTCTCGATCCTCTTGACACTTTCGGCTATACCGGCCAGAGTCCCACAGCGAATTGCTGCGAATCGCAATTGAACGTGCAGGGCAAGCAGCGTAATTGGCGGCTCTTTCGCATCAATCGCCGTGACCATTGTGGTTAAGTTTTCATGTGCCGCAATAACACTGTCTAGCTTGTTTTTTCCAGACAAGAATCCGTTTGCGACATCGGCAAAATCGATAAGTGTATTTACTCGATTACTAGCCAAATTCACATAGGCAAGGTTAGCGACCGGCATTGATTGAGCGGATGACGGTACAACCAACATCGCAGCCACGACAAAACCGGCGATAAACATCAGTGCAGAACGCAACATAAAGCCTCCATTGTGTAGAAAATCGAATAAACCAGGGCTTTATTATCGCACATAAGTTTGGGTTCCGCCACTTACCTTTTGCTTACTTCTTAATGTGAGATATGCCAGATTACAAACTAAGAATTATTGTCAATGGCGAAGATCGAGCCTCCCAGACATTCAAAAACATTGGTTCCTCGCTTGATGACTTCGGCAGCAAGGTCAAGGGCATTGGCGCCGGCCTATCTGTTGGCTTGACGGCTCCGCTCGTTGCGCTGGGTGCGGCAGCGTTTAAGGCTGGCACTGAACTAAATGCGGGCATGGCAAATGTGGCATCGCTGGGCGTTGCGTCAGATCGCGTACTGGAACTAAGAACCGATGTGCAAAACCTGGCAATTGGCGTGGCTAAGGATACGTCTGACATTGCCGGTGGCCTGTATCAAGTTATTTCCACTTTTGGCGACACCGCCGACACTGTAAAAATCCTCGAAATCAGCGCTCGCGCCGCCACCGCCGGTATAGCAACCACGTCTGATGCCATCTTGCTCGGTGGCGCTGTCACAAAAGCTTACGGCGACACCTCCGCTGCAGCTTACCAGCACGTACAAGATTTGGCCTTTCAAACCGTTAAATTAGGCGTTACCACATTCCCCGAATTAGCCGCCAGTATGGGTAAGGTTATCCCGCTAACGGCGGCGCTAGGCGTTTCACAAGAGGAGACCTTTGCCGTAATGGCAACCGCTACCGGTATCACGGGTGGCGCAGCCGAGGTTACGACACAATTGCGCGGCATCATGCAATCGCTGATGGACCCCACGGCAAAAACCACAGAACTATTCAAAGCGATGGGGATTGAATCCGGCAAGGTAGCGATTGAGCAACTAGGGCTACAAGGCACGATAGAGCTACTTGTCAAGGCGGCGGAAGCTTCCGGCTTACCTTTGTCCGATTTCATCGGCTCTATTGAAGGTCAAACACTGGCCATGCAGTTGGCTGGCGGTTCACAAGAGCAGTACACAAAAAACATTGCCGCAATGGGCAAAGCAGCCGGCGCTAGCGATGCTGCATTCAAGGCACAAACAGAAGGCGTCAACGGTCTTGGTTTTGACCTCCAACAGGCTGGCATTAAGTTCAAGGTCTTCCTGCAAAACATCAACGATGCTATGGGACCGGCATTACTTCTAGTCGCTGACTTCCTCACTCCGATAGGCGACAAGTTGTCATCATTGGCGCTTAGATTCAAAGAGATGGACCCGACTACCCAGAAGTGGATCGTTGGCCTTGCCGCCGCCGCCGCCGCACTTGGGCCGGTATTGATTGCGGTAGGTGCAATGATTCCGGTGCTTGGCACACTAGCGACAGTGATTGGTGCATTGAAAAGCCCACTTGGTTTGGTGGCCGCGGGTATTGCCGCTGCATTCGTGTTCGACATTGGTGGCATTCGCACAAAATTTACGGAGTTGGTTAGCTGGATTAAAGGCAAGATACCAGCGGCACTTACCACGTTGCAGGGCTTATGGGCGACTGGTTGGGCGGCACTTCCGGCAGCGCTGATTGCGGCTGACGCTGCGATTGCGCCAGTTATTGAAAATATCAATGCAGTTCTAGGGCAGATAGGTACTTTCTTCGCGCCAATTATTGATCGACTTGTGACAAGCATTAGTGGTTTTTCCATAGAGCTGCAAGGTATGGGTGACCACTTCGCTGAACTAAGTGCGGCCGCGGCGCCGCTGATCCCGATGTTTGGCGCGCTGGCGTTAGCTATCGGCGTTGGTTTGGGTTTAGTGGCGTTGACGGCAATCAATCTATTGTCGGCCACATTTGACAACTTAGGTGCGGTAATCAAGATTGCGATTGACCAAGCCACTTTAATCCTAAACACATTCACAACGGTTGTCAGTGAGTTAGTGACAGGTGTTACCGCTCTAATCAACGGCGATTGGGCAACCGCTTGGACATCAGCACAGACTATTGCCAAAACATTCGGTACATTTTTCAGACTATCACTTTCTAACCTGTTGTCATTTATTTCAGTTACCTTTGCGACCATCGGCACAACCATTAGCACAACATTAGCCGATTTGGGATTTACGGCCGTGGCCGCACAGGTGCAAACCGCCACTGACAAGGTGACAGCATTTGTGGATTGGCTCTCAAAGATTGTTAGCGGTGATATTTCTTTGAATCTCCAAACGCCGGCATGGATTACCGACTTGATTGCGTGGGCATGGCCTACACTAGAATCCGTTTCGTGGGTAACAGATTTGACGGCATGGACGTGGCCAGTATTAGCCATATCTGATTGGATTGTCACGTTGATGAGTTGGGTTTGGCCAACACTCGTGCCAATAGATTGGATTGTTACGCTTTTGACGTGGCAATGGCCTGGATTACCAGCTTCACCGGCGTGGTTATCGTCTCTGCTCAATTTTCGTTGGCCTGCAATGCCAAGCGCTCCGGCTTGGTTGTCGTCGCTAATGGGTGGTGGCTCCACTTACGCCAGTGGTGGCAGCATTGGCGGACAATCAACCGGTACGCCATCATTCGGCGGCGGATGGACATGGGTCGGCGAACGGGGGCCGGAATTACTCAACCTCCCGCGCGGCTCACAAGTGCTATCCAACCAACAGTCGATGGGCATGATTGGTCAATTAGCCGGTGGAACAGGTGGACTAAACGCAGGTCAACAGGCTGGCTTTAATGCTTTCGTGGCATCGCAGGGGCAGAAGGAAGCCGACAAAGCCGCCAAAGAGCTAAAGAAATCTGTCGATAAAATGGGCAAAACCATCGACAAATCAATCGATGACATGGCGCAAAAGCTCGGTAGTATCTTACAGAGTATCCCTGGCCTGTTCGGTACATCTTCCGTCACCGCTGACCAAATGAAGATGGGCGCGCTGGGCGTGCCACAGGATTTTGCCGACGATTACCTGAGACGACTAACCGACGAAGTTGTCAACGGCGTCGATTGGGCAAATGTGGACATCGCCGACGCCGCCGCACGCGCTGGCATTGACCCGTCATTGCCACATGAAGCCATTTTGGAGATGTTCAAGGCGGCTTGGGGCGATAGTAGCCTATTCGCTAATGCCGCCAATCTAGACCTAATTAATCAAGATGCGGTGCAACAGGGCATCGACAAAGCTAATGCTCAAGCCGCCGGTAAAGCCAACATTATGGCGCTGTTTGGCATTGCGCCCGACGAGGCGACGGCGCAGGCGGTGACGCTTGGAGCGTCGCTCCACACCGGCATTGCTCAAGGCATGACAGCGGGCGCAGGCGGCACAGGGCTAGGCACAACGCTTGTATCGGGCATGGCAGGCGACATCACGCCGGAGAGCATGGCTCCCGTTGCGTCGGCCATTGCCAGTGGTTTGACGACCAATCTGTCCGGCGAGGACGTGGCGTTTGGCACGGCGCTCGAAGGCGTAATCAATAAGCAACTAGAGGGTGAAGGCCTATTTAGTGGCACGGCGGGCATGATTCTTAAAAAGATTGCCGGTTACTTCACTGATCAGGAATTCGGCGTAGACCTGGTGGGAAACTTTGCCTCGATTTGGGTAACGCAGTTGGGCATACAAAGCGCCATTGACCATCTGTTGGATGTTGGGAGCCGCATTGCCGAAATCGTGTTCAAGGGGTTTCAAGCTAAATCAGATGAACTAGATTGGACCGGCGCTGTAAATGCCGCAGCTATTGGTGGACCAATTGCTGCGGCTACTACCATACCAGGCAACGCAAGCGGTACGAACTTCTGGAAGGGAGGTTTGACATGGGTTGGCGAACAAGGGGCAGAGTTAGTTAGGTTGCCGAGAGGTAGTGAGATTATGTCCAATCAGCGCAGTAGTGAGTACGTGAGCGACCGGTTAGATCGAGAAGTCACAGTTATTAACAATAACTTTTATAACACGATTACCAACCAAATCGATATTAATAAACTAGCCTACCAAGTGGCTGCGATTCAATCGAGGCGGCGCTAATGGCACATGTAGTTAGTTTGTACGATGGCACAACAACACTAAATTTCACGCTGGCCGATGGTTGCATGATCATCGCCTACGACATGAAAGCGGACGGCAACGATACAATCGAAGTGCTGTTGACGGCAGCTAGCAAAACGGCGCTGCAGACGGTCATCAACAATATCGAACGCATGTTCATTGCCGCCAAGCGCCGTGCTGATACGCAGCGCGGGCCAAAGATATACGTTAATTTTCAAGTTGACGCCGAAGCTTCATCAAATCGCAGTCTTGTCAAAAGCGGAAAATTAGAGCTCGATGAGTCGGCGCTAAAAAGTGGCTGGCCGAACATAAAAGTCGATGCACGCCTTTACATCGAGCGCGATCCGTGGTGGGAAGGACCAGAGACAGAATTACAACTAGCCTCCAAGGTCAGCACCACACCGGCGACGGGGGGTAAGAGTATCCACAATCAGAATGACAGTGGCGAGGGTAACTATATCCAAATCGCCGCTGCACAAGTCACCGGCACATTGCCAACGCCGGTCAAGATTCAGATGCAGAACACGTCAGGCGGCGCGCTGCAATATCCCGACCTTTACATTGCCACCAATAGCCAGAGCGACCCCGCCAACTTTGCCCACATGCTTGAATGCGAGGCGAGGCTGGCGGGCGGCACAATTACAGTTAGTGCGGGCAGTAGTTCTGGCAACTATCTGGCGCTAACCGTCAACACGACGGCGGCGATTGCCATCCCGATTTCGGCGGCAACCGTGGCGGCGTGTAACGGGCGTCACTTCCGCATACTCCTGTATCAAGCATTGAATGTCACCGGCACAATTTACGTGACGCCACAGATTCGGGATAGCGCTAGCCTAAGCGCTTATGCGACCGGCGCCGAAATCAAATTGACATCCAGCGATTCAAGCAAACTCGTTGACTTAGGTTCGCTCCCCATTCCAGACGCGGGCGGCGATGCGACCGGATGGGGGGCATTGACGCTTTACCTATCGTTCCGTTCGCTCTCCTCGCAGACTTGGTACGGCGATTGTATCCAGTTGACGCCAACGGAGAACGTGCGGCGATTGATTCAACGTGATGAAACGGTGGCGAATAACGATTACCTTATTGACGACCCGATTGACGGTGCAGCGTACCGGCTCAGTGGTTCGGTGAAATATCCAAATTTTATCGTACAGGAAGACCCGCCGACATTGTGGCCAAATCTATTGCAACGCGTGTATTTTTTTAGTGGCATTGCGCCGGATAAGACAATGACGGTACGCATGTGGATAAGACCACGGCGGGAGACGGTATGATTCGACAGGCTCATCAACCATGAACAAATACACCGTCGAATTTCGCAACCGAAGCTTTGATTTGGTCAAGGCTCCCGGCGTTGAAATTACACCAACCCGCTGGTCTGCGCACAGTAAGCGAGGACCTCTAGATTGTGAGATTGAAGTGACCGGCCAATTGCCCGCATTGTGGGAAATGGCGCAATGGTTGCGCTACGAGCTAATCATCCGTAATGAGTTTGGCACAAGATGTTGGTGGGGCTGCATGACCGGCATCGACATCACCAACGGTGCAACGACCATCGGCATATCACTGGATGAGATGTACAACCGTGTCGCCGTGCGCTACTCCTACGAGGCACCAGGCGGGCAACTGTCCGGTGAAACGGCTTGGACAGACGACGCAGCCAGTGTTGCTGTTTACGGCATCAAGGAATTGATGCAAAACGAATCAGAGACAACGCCAGCCGAAGCCGCCGACTTGGCAAGCACGATCCTCGATTACAAAGGCTTACCAATCGGCACGGTTGCGTTTAGCGGTCCTTCGGCGAGCTCAGGAACCTCGGCAGAAGGGCAACCTACCGCACGCATCTACGGTAAGGGCTGGGTTGATACGCTCGCGTGGCGCTATCTCAATATCCCACAGGGCCGCATCCTGCACGAAGACGGCGGCACGGAGCAGACAATGGGATACGGCTTTACTGAGTCGCTAGGGTTTAAGCGCCACGAAAACACGATTCACTCGTTGACGGGTAAATTCTTAGATTTGCCGGTTGGCGCAAGGATTGAGATCAGCGGCCTTGCATCCAACAATGGCACATTCACGGTAAGCCAAGCCACGGGTGACGCGGTCGCAACCTACACCGCAAGCACGATCAGCTTTGAAGTATCGGATGATATTTTGGACGGCGCAAGCGGGCTTGGTTTCGTGCGCAACCATGAATTAATTTACGTCACCGGCTCATCGGGCAATAGTGGCTATCACCGCACCGATGGCGCAGAAGTCAATCACGTCACTACTGATACCGCTTACGGTGGTGTGATGAGCAATGAGGATGCGGGACCAAGCGTCACGATTGATCAGGGCAATAGTATCGTGGTGGAAGAAAACGTAATCACGGCGGTACCAAGTGCAACGGCTACGGTGGTAGCGCACGGTAAAAAGATTGATCAGACATTCACATTGACCGAGGCTGGCAGCTTTACGATTGGTGAGGTGATTGTCCGTCTACGTAAGGTTGGCACACCGACCGGTGGCGTGACGGTTGGCTTACGCACCGATACGGCGGGCGTTCCAAATTTCCCCGCCGTTGAAGCGATTACGGTGGCGGCGGCTGACATTTCCGAGGACATGGACGATATTCTATTTGTCTTTGCGCACACATCATCCGTCACTTTCGGCACCACCTATCACATTGTGGTCGAAGTGGCTGGCGGTGTGGACTCGGCCACTGGCTATTACATGGTTGATGTAGATGAATCGGAAGGCTACACCGGCGGCACGCTCAAGGTATGGACTGGCTCGGCATGGGTAGCACGTTCGCCCGCCGCTTCGCTATCATTCCAAATTTGGGGACACCAACAAACGACCAGCCAGATTACAACGCTTGTATCGACCGCCGGCCAATTCGGCTTGGACGTGGACATCCGCAACGCTTCGGGCAAATACACCAGGCAATACCGAGACGGCGTCAGCGATGCGCTGACAGAGCTAGACGCACTCTTGGACCGTGGCACAACCAACGACAAACGACTGATGGTGCGCTTACCTGTTGGCGGGCGCACGATGATTATCGAAGAGGAACCGGCGGCAGCGCCAAACAATGATTTGATTTGGCGCTCTGATGCCAAACTGTATTGGCCGACCGGCGCACCGTTTGAGCCTGGTGTGTTGCCCGTGGCTAGATGGGTTACGTTGGCGGATGTTCCAGCCAGTGTCAACAGCGTGGCGAAAATATCGCCGGTCTTTGTCGAGCAGGCGGCGTATGATGCTACCGGCGAACGGCACGAAATAACGCCACGGGGCGCAAGAAGCGTATGGGATTTGGGCAAGATAATTAATGGCTGAACAATCAATCACGCAGTTATTCAGACAGCTAGACCCGCTCTTTGTGCAGAAATATGGCGCACAATGGAAGCGCACTGTGGCACCAGCTACGGTGACGCCGTCTACGGGCGCGGGCGCAGCAAGTACGGCATTGACGCAACATTCTGCACTGGATTGGATTGAGGCACACCCGACAAAAGACAGCGCCGTCAACAAAACACGCACCTACTATAGCATTAATTTTGGCATTATCGGCGGCGTTGGGGTGGACGAGTCGAATAATATCCTTGCCATGCTGAACACGGTTGGTCTGACCGGCGGCGGAACGTGCGTCATTTGCGCTACCAATCCGGCTGACCCAATCCATTTCGCCAAGACCGTCAGCATCTACTATTCCAACGTGCATGTGGTATTCCCACCCGGCCAGAGTATCACTTTTGCGGACAAAGGCTCCTTCCGCATCATGGGCGACTATGCCCAGATTACGCGCAAAGTTGACGGCGCGGCGATGAAGCTGCAAAGTGCCTCAACCGTCGTCAGTAACGAAACTGTCTTTACATTGTCGGCCACAGACACGGCATTGATGGATGCGGAAGCAAATCCGGCGCTGCGCATTGTGCGCGTAGGCGATAAGCTTGTTGTCAGAGGCCAAAATGATATTACTGGTAAGTCGCTCGAAAAAGACAATAGTTTTGTCAAGGCACTGGCAAAGCCGGGCAGCTTTTGGCAGATTACGTATGTGGATGAGTTGGACTACACATTCCAACCAACCTATCCGGCTAGTGAGTGGACGGCTGACTTAACGACCGGCACAACTATTTACGTAATCAATGGCAGCTTGATTACGGTCAACACGACGTTAAATACGACAACGGTGACGGTTGTCGATGGTAGCGTGTTTGTGGTCGGCAACATGGTCGAAATTAGCGACAATCGCAACGAATACGCCATGAATGCCAGCGCTATCACCGGCGCAGGCAATCCCTACAAAAATCCGGCCAACCTTGAGCAGGCGCAAATCATCGCCATCGCCGGCAATGTGCTCACGCTCGACCATGCGCTATGCCGGACATACAGCACGACG